CAGCCCAAGAGCTGCGTGCTAATGTTCCAACATACCATAAATTTTCTGCATAATTATATGTAACGTGTCTATCTATTTGTGTAGAATTTTTAGATGGATAAAACCAAATAACTTCATTAAAGTCTGTGTTTGATGCACAAAACACATCACCGAGTGCATTTGTATTTATATCATCAAAAACATAATCTTGCACGCTGCATGGTATTTTCTTAACTGCACCATCAAATTGAAAGAAAGAATCATTGCCCATCCAAAATGCTATACCACTTACGTCTATAGCACTATGTATTCCTACAGCACCACAGTTAGAACCAAGTTGTTTAAAACCAAAAGTAAATGGTGGTCCTATAAATTGCATTTGATATAACGCTGTGTCTGTGTAAATTAATATAGCACCCCTAGATCTTACAGCTGTATTTATTTGATTGCCATCTGTTAATCTTTGTGAACCTGCCGTGTTTGTAGCTGTTGGTGTCCAATCAGTTGTTGATTCTTGATCAGACCAACGAATAAACATATTATCTTGTGTCGTTGTTGTGCCTATTGTTGTTTCTGTGCCTAAACAAATAACATGTCTATCATCACCAGATACTAACATAAATCTTGATTTAGTTGGTGCACCACTGACATTTGTTCGTGCTGCTAAATTACTTGACAAACCTCCTGATGTATCCCAATAATAAAGACTACCATCAAACCTAGATGCTAAAACATCTTCTCCCCAGTTATCTAAAGCCCATTTTGCTGATTGAAGTAAAACGCCGTCTGCTCCTGTAAGACCTTCTCTTGAAGTATTCCATGTAGATGCATTCCATGTACCTGCACCCCAACCATATCCATAGATAGATGTAGGTAATCCTGTGTTTATTTGATATGTGGCATTAGCAGTAGCTCCAGTTGTAGTAGAAGTTGCTGCAGCCTTTGCTACAATCGTATAAGTATTAGCGCTAGGAACTGTTTGTATTTCAAACTCACCTTGTAAACTAGCAGCGGATATACCGCCAACTGCACCACTTACACTAGCAATAGTAACAAAGTCACCTATTAAAGCTCCATGATCTGCATCTGTTACAGTGACAGTTGTAGATTCATCTGTTGTTCCAAATTGTGTAATGTTACCTGTGCCTGTAGCACGTGTTGGTGTAATATCAGCATAACTACCTTCTGAGTATGCATACAATTTTTTGTTAGTGCCATATATGGCATAGTTAACACCTTTTAAATCTGAATATGTAAGAATAGCACGTGTTGCACCAAGTAAAGCGTCGCTTGTTACTTTTTCCCAACCACCTATTTTTTCTGGTTGACCATAACGAAAACGAATATTATCGCCATCTACCCATCTTCCTTCTGCACCGTATTCGGTATTTTGTTTATCTATACCTGGTGCTATTTGTAGTTTAGTTAGTGGCATAGAATGGTATCCAATAATCTGTTCCATTAACATTAACACGTATGTGCCCTGTTAATGATCCAACACTTGTATCTGTTGTGATACTAGATGATTGATCAGAATTACTTGTACCATCAAACTTAATAAACTCTTGATCTGTGTCATCTTGATCTAAAGATAAACATGCAATTGCACCAGAAGAATTTGCTTGATTTATTTCTACGCTTGCATCTGCAGGTGTGCTTGTTCCAAAACCAATTTTATCTGCTGAACCATCAATAAAGAAAGCGTGAGTTAAAGTATCTGTTTCTGCTCTAAAATCAACTGCAGCATGTGAGTCATTAAAAGTAAATCCACCACCATCAAAATCAATTGCACCAGTAGCTTTTACACCACCAACAACATGTAATTCTGTAGAAGGTGAGTTAGTTTTTATACCAATACGGTCGTTACCTGCATCAGTAAAAAATAAGTTTGCATCGCCGTTGCCTTCAATTCTAAAATCAAGGTCTGCGCTAGATTCATTAAATGTAAAACTACCACCATCAAGTGATGTGTTACCTGCAACTGTTAATGTTCCGTTCGCTGTAATATTACCCGCATCATTTAATACATCAAACATAGTAGATCCGTCTGAGTATAAAATATGTTTTGATCCTGCTACAAGGTTAGTTGCAGTTCCACCAGCAGGTTTAAAACCTAAGGTGTATGTACTCATGCTTGCCGCGTTGTCTACAATGTACCATGTTTCTACAGCTTCAGATTGTATGGTTGTGTTACCAGATAACGTTCCTGTTAGCTTAATTATGGCATTACTTTGTTCGTCTGTTGTAGAACCATCCGTTGCTGTTAAAGAATCTGTTGTGCTTGCAATAGCCACAGATACATAACCTTTAACGGCTGATTCTAGTTTTTGTAAATTGTTATTTGTTTTAGTACCCCACGCACCTGAATTTTCACCAGTTGCTTGTAATTCTAAATTTAATGAACTTGAATATGATGATGCCATTTATCCTCCTTAACCTACGTCATCCAATAGTGCTGCCACAATACAAGTTACAGTAGAAGATGATGAAATTGCATGTATATCAGCTACAGTAGTATTTGGCAAGTTTCCAAACCAAGAGTGTCCTGCAGCTATTTTAATTGCGTCAGTTGCAGAAGTAGAAGCAGTGCCTGCATCCAAAACAATATACACATCGTTAGAAGAATCAGTGTTTTTTATAAAAATAAAATTTACTTTATCCCCTGTAGCTACAGCTGTTGGAGCTGTGTCATCGTCCACTGCTGTATAATCCGTAAAATACCCAGCAATTAAATCTGTGCTTGCATTAGATACACTTGTTAATTTGTAATACCATTTATCGTTTGCATCTGCTGGTGTAATAGTTACACTACCAGCAATAGTTTTAGATATTTCATCTGGTAACACAGTTGCGTTTAAACTTATTGTTGCGTCGTCTGCCATATTAATCCGTTGATCCTGGTTCTACATTTACCCATGTCACTGATTGACTATCATCTGCTTGATTCCAAATTTGAAGATCTGGAGATCCTGCAGTAAATGAAATTAAATTTTGAAATGCTTCACCAAATGCTGTTTCATCGCCTACACTTACAGTTATTGCACCAGCGGTTGTTGTAGTCACAGTAGCGCCTGCCGTTACTGTTTCTGTACCTAAACTAAAACTTGGTGCACCTGCTGTTGTTACAGCGAATACTGCTGAACCTGTTACAGTTTCTGTGCCAATACTAAATGTCGCTGCTTGGCCCATGGAAACATCCACGGTTCCTGCATTAACAACAAAACCCGGTAGCGCCTCTGCTACTCCAAATTGTCCTATTGCTCCGTGTCCTAGTAACATTTATACCTCATATTAAATTAATCCAACCAGTGCTTATATATTTTTCTTGTGTCTTTGATGGTATACCTCTGTGCGTGTGTGTAAATTCAGAAGGCCACATAACTGACAAACCTTTTTTAGGTTGTATTTTTACATCTTGATAAACCCATTCTGTTTCTCCTTCGTCTGTCACATCATTTAAGTATGTCATAAATACTAAAATTCTTGATACTTGAGGAAAGCTAGCCGCCATTCTTTCAAAATGCCATTTTTTAAAACCACCACCAGGAGGGTAATGCTGTATATTAATACCTGTATTAACTGACATACTAGTCATTGATAATGGTTCAAACTCTTTTACATATTCATTAATACCTCTTTGAATTTCTTTACAATATTCTTTTATACAAGGGTCTTGTGAGTAAGGTTGAAATGTTACATCTATTGAATGTTTTTGTTCATGATCAACTTCGGGTTTTCCTTTTGATTTTTGAACTGTCCCTTCTTTTTTATATTCTGTATTATTTTTATGATATTCTATTAATTTATCACAAATAGATAAATCTTTAAGAGTAAATGGATAAATAAAAGAAGACATTAATCGTTTAAACCTGTCACATCAAAACTATTATCCACTGTTTTTGCTGGTCTTACAATTACCCAATCTGCATATTTTCTATTAAATTGGTCATCTGTCCAATTTGTATCTAATAAATTTAATAACTCTGATTTTGTATAAGCATTTGGTGCTTTTGAAGGTGTGTCAATTTTTATATATTTATCAAAAGTATGAACAAAATCATCTCCAAACTCACCTTCTCCATTTTTTTTATTACCCTTACCAGTTCCAACAGCGAGTGTATATTTATATTTTAATCTCCAATCGGTAACTTTTCCATTTTCATCTTTTGTAGGTATTGCACTAACCCATGCTTTTGTTGCGTCATCTGCGTGTGCCATTATTTATCCTCCAATTTTTTTACTTTTGCTGTTAATTCTTGCACTGCTTTAATAAGCGGTATAACAAACATTTCTCTTGATGTGTTTTGCATACCATCTGGCCCTTCAGACCATCCACTAAATTTTTTATCCTCATCACTAGCGTGTTTATCTAAAGCTTCTTTTACTTCTTGTGCTATAAAACCATGCATAATAATTTTGGTGTCCATGTTATTTTCTTCATCATAGTCATCCCATTCTTTAGGAAATTCATATGAAGGTTTCCATTGAAATCTTACTGTTCTTAAATCGTTAATAAAATCTAAACCTAATTCTTGACTATGGATATTTCTTTTTTTTCTTACATCAGAACTTCTTGACCAGTTTGCATCAGCATCAAAATCATTATGTACAACATTACCAGATTTACCAAATTTAAAATCATTAGAATCTCCTGTAATATCATACCCCATAGTTATAGAGTGTTCCATGTTAGCACTCGAAGCCGCTAACGTAGAACCTACTGCTGTGTTATTGCCACCATTCCCTAAGTTACTAAGACAATCTTTTCCTATTAATGTATTATTACTTGAACTTTCAGTTGTAGTTCCTGCATTATAACCAACATAAGTATTATTATCACCTGTGTTAACTGCATCTCCTGCTGAATTACCAATAACTACATTTTGATTTGCTCCACCATAGTTAGCACTACCAAGAGCATTCATTCCAATAGCTATATTATTTGTATCAGTTTGACTAACATCTAAAGCATTTCTTCCTATAGCAATACAATTGTTAGCAGAAGTTAATGCTCCTCCGGCTCCACCACCTAACAACACGTTTTCATAACCATCAGTGATACTATCGCCTGCATCCATACCCATGATAACATTTGTGTAACCACTTGTTAGTGCTGCACCGCACCCTTCACCAATAGCGATATTATTGTCTCCAGATGTTAAGGCGGCAAAAACACCTTTTCCTAAACCAATATTTCTATTTGCACCACTTAATGTTCCTGTGCTTGGAGCAGAACCATTTGTACTAGGGTCTAATAAAAATCCATCAGTAAAATTAGTTGCATCCATTAGAACATCAGTTAGTCCTCCAATAGTAGTTGTGCCAAAATTATTAGCGGTTCCACTATTTGTAATAGTTGCTCCAGAATCAATAGTTAAAGTTGTACCAGATAATACGTTAATAGCATTAGCTGTTATTCTTAAATCATCTGCACCTGCTACTTTAAAATCTATTTGGTCATCTGTATCTGCTGTAATACTTGTGTCGCCATCAGCATCTAAAATTAATTCTGTACCATTCATATCTACATTAGAACCAGTTTGAACTTCAAACTTGTTTGCCTTAAATGCAAAGTCATCTGCTCCCGCAATCTTGATATCTATTTGATCATCTGTATCTGCTGTGATGCTTGTATCACCGTCAGTATCTAAAACTAATTCTGCACCATCTAAATCACCATTTATTGGGCCTCCAACTGCACCAGATATTTCTGTTATAAATATTGATGCACCACTTGCAGGAGCTGTACTAAAAGTAATTTGTGTGCCACCTGTAGCTAAACTATAATCTGTGCCGGGTTTTTGAATAACACCGTCATGTGACACTAAAAGCTGTGCCGGTGAACCAACTTGTGTGCCTAAACTAAATGTAACATTAGATCCATTATAGGTATTGCCGCTTGTATCGAGCACAGTAAATGTGCCATTTTTAATTCCTTGTCCTATATATGCCATTTATTACTCCTTTAATTTATTTTCCCAAGCGGTTTTAACTGCATCTGTCCACTCTGCGTTGCATAAAGTTTTAATTTCATCTGCTTCACTAGAGACATTTGTTTGTATAATTGTTTTGTTGCTACCATCTTTTTCTTGCTCTATTCTTGATGGATGTAAAACTCTTGAATGATTTACGCCATCTATTTCTTCTTTTATTTCGATAGCCTTAAACTCTCCAACTACTCTATAAGATTTTAATACTGTTGCCATGTTACCTCTCTAAACAAAATATGTTCCGTGAAAATAAAAAAATTTTCCATTTAAATCATTATAATTAAAATCTGAATTATTATTATCTGAGTGTTGGTCAGCCGAAACTACTGCGGCTGTTGCGGAATCACCTATAACTCTTAATGCTATTGGGCCACTATCTCCATAATCAGTTTGTGCCGCAAAAAACTGAACAGATGGATTTGATGCACTTGCTGTAAAAGGTAATCCACCAACAATAACTGTTGTGCCACCAGATTGTGAACCCATGCTTACATATCCTTGAACTGAAACTGCTTTACCTATTTTAGTATAATGACCATGTTTACCTGCTAAAGTTATACTTCCAACAGTAGGAGTAAAAGTACCCTCTTGGTAATCGTCTAAAGTATTAACATCAGCACTTGCAGATTGAGTAGCATTAAATCCTATTTGTGTTAATGTTCCAACTTTAGCATCAGTAACAGCATCATCTGCTATACTATTTGTTCCTATTGTACTTA